ACATCCGTGTAAATGTGCAGCAGTGGAGACCTAAGTATGCCGTACGAATCGAAGTTTATAACCTCCTCTTATGAGAATATTATAAGCGGGATTCATGCGTCACCTATTGATGGTACTCCAGTACGTGCTACATATTCTAGATCGGGTGAAATACCGACCAAGAGTTTCCAGAGAGTTGGATCTAATAATCCTCTCAACGGACCACTGCTAGCTTATATGAAAAAGAGCAAGCCCTTACGGGTTCGTTCTTATATCAAAAAGGTTATCACTGGCTACCGTTATATTTACAAGAAAGTTGCATATGACAAGTGGAAACCCAAAAAGGTTTTCTCTCATTATGTGTATACTTATCGTGAAAAATATGTCCGCCGGATCTCTAGATCCGGTGAGATAATCTGGAAAAAGAAGTTGGTACGGAAAAGACATAAACGATTTCGTTATATCTTGACCGTAAAGGTAAGGTTTTATAAGATCCGTATACGAGTGCCTGTAAAGACGCGCGTTAGAATCTATTTTACCTTACCTCCTAAGGTTGTAAGTGAATTACCAACCGGTAGACCGTATCTTCTTCCCAACTCCCTTCTGTTTAGTACAGCTAGTGTTTCGGTTAAGCCGTTACATAACAGTTCTACTACTGCAGTACAGTTGTACGACGATATCTATTTCCTAAACGCTGAAACAACTGGTCCCGCGTATAGCCGTATCCCCTTCCCGGGGACGGCTCCACTCGGTTTCAATGTGGCTAGCGTTACGATAGGTCGTGGTTTGCCCAGTGCTTCTGATTATATACCTTTTTTGCCAGCTGTTGACGATATTTATTTATCTGCCACCAGTTTGCATGGATTGTATAAAAAAGTTGCATCGGACGTGCCGTCTACTCTAACCTCTTTAGCTGAACTACCCGAAACTATTAGTGCGGTTTACCGCATTCTTACCGACGGGATCAAGCTGGCGAAAGCTCTTCGCAAAGCGGATCTCCGTTCGGCCTGGAAGAGTCTCAACCGTGCAACTATTGCACGGCAAGATTCTTTATCAGGGGTTTCGTCGAAAGTTTGGCTGTCATGGTATTTAGCCATCTCCCCCACGATTTCCGATATTTCCGAACACATTGAAACCTACAAACGTAGCGATCGTGTGTGGAGGGAATTTAAGAAATCTTCAAGGGAGATGTCCTCAACTGTGACTGAGGATGAATCAGGCTTCTACAATCAAGTTAATTTGTCGAACACTGTAAAGTGGTCATGCATAATTAACGGTAGATTACAGATTGATCAACTCAAAGAGAAGTTCAGTGCGTCACAGAACCAGACAGGTGCTTTATATGCGATCGTTCCTTTCAGCTTCATTGCCGATTGGATCATTGACATATCTACCTATCTGGAATCCGCGCACATTTTTCAGGATCTCGATTATGACGCATGGAAAACGACAGCAACATCTCGTGATGAGGTGATAAAGTCTTTTAACATAGGTTATAATAATCAGCAGTTATCGACTGAGACTATACGTGCTAGGACTGACGTCCGCAACACTGTTATAATTAATCAGGCGACGATTGCTAGGGAGCCCATTTCGGAGCTTCCAGATATGCCACTTATTCCTTGGAAAAAGAAATTAGTGACAGAGACCCAAATAAATCGTTCTCTTACTGCAGCAGCACTTTTCAGGTTGCTGTCTTCTAAGAAGAATTAAATCCTTTACTCAATTGTTATAGAACAATCATAGGAAATCCTTATGAGTACTTTTACCAACCTGTCAATTCTTGACAGTGTCCCAACTGCTCGTCTTTTCGCTGTTTCCAACATCGATTATACGACAGGAGTTGCTGCTTGGACTTACGCGGCCGGAGGTTCTTACGATGCATCGGTTTTATTATCGATGTCCGTTAAACCACCATCTGCAAAGTCCTCTAGAACTCGAATCCGTGCTCGTGTCTCTGTTCCAATTATGGATCCAGTGTTTACGACGAAGAAGATCGATGAGCTCATCGGTGAGGTTACCTTCTCTATACCCAAGACCTCTACGCTGTTACAGCGTAAAGATCTTCGGGCATTTGTTGGGAACCTTTTCGGTGCGACCATTCTGCAAGTAGCGATAGATTCCAATGAAGGAATCTACTAAAGTCATTTTCGACCTTATTTCTGGGTCTAAATGTCCTTGTTGCTTGCTGGTAGTTTTACTACTACTTCTTCAAAACCTTGATGTTAAGGAGATTATTCTCCATTTCATCTAATAGTTTCTTAACACTCTTTAGAGGCACTTTATTATGGATAATCATAAGATATCCAAAAACGTAGAGCACGATTTTGTTCTCAACTATCTCGTATCTCTTGACTGCAGCAAATCTTTAGCTGTAGCCATTCTTTATAGACATAAGGAGTTCTCCCAAATTGTAAATTTGGAGTTTAAACCTACCGACTATAATGATTTTGAGACTGCGAGGGACTCGTTACTTTCTGTGGAATTTCTTCGAAAACACGCTGACTTAGAGACCGGAATTGATCTCGATTCGGCGTGTTTAGATAAGTTTTTCCAAAGTGAAGTATCTTGTAAAGAAACTAATTCTCTTTTCTTTGGTGTAGATTTTCTACCCAACTATCACGTCCTGGTGGACGCGCGTAGAAGAATAGAAAAGATATTAGGTTCTTTTTGCCCTCACGAGTTTGTTGATAGTAGCGGCTGGGGACCTGGCTCTACTCTTCAAGTTAAGAGAAGAGAAGCCACGTTTGCTAATAAATTCAAGTGTAAACTTGAACTTACTCTGGCATCTTATAACTTCGTAAAAACCTGGTTCGCTACCCAATTTCCCAATTGGGCACCGGATTTCAGTATATACGAAGGTAATAAGATTATTACAGTCCCGAAAAACGCAAAAACGAATAGAGTTATAGCTGTTGAACCATCTGGGAATTTATTTTTCCAGCGTGGTGTAGGCGCTATGATTCGAAAACGTTTAAAACGTTATAATGTTGATTTAAACGACCAGACCCGTAACCAAAAACTTGCTGAACAAGCAAGCCTAGGGAACGAGCTAGCAACAGTAGATTTCTCTGCTGCTAGCGATACCATTAGTTGGTGGTTAGTAGAATTTCTACTACCTAAACAGTGGTTTGAGGTCATGTGCGCTTTAAGATGCCAACGTGGACTACTCAGTGATAAGTTAGTCGAGTACGAGAAGTTCTCCTCAATGGGGAACGGCTTTACTTTCGAACTAGAATCACTGATATTTTATTCTTTAGCAAAGTCGCTAGTTCCTAGCGATCATGAGCTCTCGCCATATATATCCATATATGGTGACGATCTCATTTGCCCCAGCGAGTTTATAGACAACCTAACTGAGTTGTTTACTACTTGCGGGTTTTCCCTCAACAGATTGAAGTCGTTTCACACGGGTTATTACCGTGAGAGTTGCGGCCATCATTACTGGGATGGAAAAAGAATATGTCCTACTTACATCCGCTCTTCTATGCAGTCTACAGACTCACTGATAAAAGTTCATAATCAGACCACACGCACTCATGCGTGTAATTTTGGTTATGAGTTCGAAGGATATGGTTTAACCAATCCTATCAGGATACTGAGAAACATTCTTCAAAGACAGCAGGTTCCAATGGTACCTCCCCACTTTGGGGATCAGGGTATCATAGTTCCTTTCGATGTTGCTCTTCCATCTGTTAACCGTAAAATCGGTTATGGATGGAGGATTGGCATACGTCTTTCTAGGAAGTCTATTAGTATAGAAGATGATAAAGCTTTTCTCCTTGAAAAACTTTATGGATTGCATCTCGGGAGAGATGCCGTTGGCTCGTTTTCAGACTCGATACCTACCGGTAATGAGAGAAAACGTCCTACCAACAGGGTCCACGTCAAAAATACGTGGTCCCCGGACTGGCCTTGTTTAGTGTCATATTTTTATAGACACTAGACACAGAGCCCTTATGGGACTATAGTGTCTCTGGTTT